TCGGCATTGGTCGTGCCGAGGCGCTCGGCCTGCACGGAGGAGTCGCGGGTCGCCCGCCAGACCTCGGTCTCGCCGAGCAGCTTGGCCTTGATGAGCTTGCCGTCTGGATCGTAGGCCCAACTCGGACCCTGGCCTGAGTCCCAGCAGAGGAGGGCGCGGTTGTCGCCGGTCCAGTACATCAGAAGCCGGAGGCTGCCTGCTCGGCGATCTTCTGGCGAATACGCGGGTAGGTGGCCTCGGCCAGTTCGTCGCCCGCGCGGCGCAAATCGGTGCCGATGAAGGTCCCACCCTCGACGTGCACGTGCAGGTGCAGCTCGCGGGCGCCACCACTCTTGCCCTGCGGCGTGAAGGTCGCGCGCTCGGGTCCCGCCTCACCGGCGAGGAACAGCGTCGGGCGCGACACGAGGTAGTCGCCTCCAGCGGCCTGCGGGATGGCCCCGGCGTAACGCCCGGAGAGGTTGCCGCTCTTGTTCTGGCCGAGAGCCTCGACTGCGTTCTTGTATTGCGGCGAGTCCTTGCCGAACTTCTGCGCGAGGTGGTCGAAGTAGGCGCTCACGCTGCCGTACTGGTCGACGATGTTTGCGCGGTAGTCCTTGGCGGCTTCGACGCGGCTGTTGCGGTTGTAGTCCAGCGTCTTGAGCGCGTCCATCCACTGCATGAAGGCGCCGCCCGCTTCGATGACCTTGGGGATGGTGAAAGAGAGGGCGGCCGAGAGGGCCAGGGACTGCCCGATCGCGCCGACGGTGCTATTGCCCATCGCCGCGTCGAACTTGCCCAGCTTGCCCCGTGCGGTGCCCGCCACGGTGCCGAAGCCGCCCACCGACGGGATGACGCTGTTCTGCACCTTGGCGCCGAGGTTGCCGAGCTTGGTGCCAGCCTGCTGCGCATTCACCTTCAGCGTGCCGACCGGCTGGATGACGCCGTCGAGCTCCGGCTTCAACCTGGTGAAGCTGCGCGTCGCGTTCGAGGATGCGGAGCCGAGGCCGGCGACCTTGCCCGCCGTGCCACCGATCCCGCCCGCCCCAGCGGCCGCACGGCCCAGCATCGCCACTTCGCTGGCGGCCACGCCCGAGGCGGTGCCGAGGCGGACGACGTTGCCGGCGGCCGGGGCTTCGCCAGCGCCGGCCTGCGTTTGACCGACGCTGGAGGGCACAGCGCCGCCAGCGCCGGTCGGAAGCGAGCGCTTCCACTGGAAATTGCGGACGGCCTGCAGACTCGTGAGCAGCTTGCCGACGATGACGAGCAGGGGACCGGCGGCAGCGAGGATGACGCCGAAGCCGACAGCCGCCTTCTGCGCCCATCCGGGCAGACCGGCCAGTGCGTTGGCGAGCCACTGCACGCCGCCCGCGACCTTCTCGATGGCTGGCGCCGCGACCTCGCCCATGGTGATGCCCAGCGATTCGACCGAACCCTTGGCGTTTTCCAGGGCGCCGCCCAGACCCTTCATCCGGGCCTTTGCCATGTCGGTTGCGGCAGCCTGGTCGCTGGTGGCCTTGGTGTACTTGTCGACGGCCTGCGAGCCGCCCTCCATGAGGACGGTGGCGGCCCGGGTCGCGTCGGAGCCGAAGATGATGTTCATGGCGAGCGTGCGCTGTTCCTGCGAGAGTCCGCCCATCTTGTCCTGCAGGATTTGCGCGATCTCGCTGATGCTCTTGAAGCTGCCGTCGGCGTTCGTGAAGGTGATGCCGAGACTCTTCATCGTCGTCTCGGCCTTGGCGGTCGAGGGCACGAGGTTCATGAGCATGGTTTTCAGGGAGGTACCGGCGTCGCTGCCGCGGATGCCCTTGTCGGCGAACTCGGCGAGCACGCCCACGGTCTGCTGCAGGGAGAGGCCGGCGTTCTTGGCTCCCGGACCCACCTGCTGCAGAGCCTGAGTGAGGTCTGAGACGTCGGCCGAGGAGGCGTTCGCGCCGCCCGCAAATGCCGCAGCGATCTGCGCCGCGTCCTGTGCCTTGAGGCTGAAGGTGTTCATGGCGTTGCCCACGGCGGTCGCCGAGTCGGCGAGTTCGAGGCCGCCCGCCGCGGCGAGGTCCATGGTCGCCTTGAGCGCCCCGGCCTCTATCTGCGCGGGGCTGAAACCGGTCTTCGCGAGCTCCAGCATGGCGTCGGCGGCCTCACCGGAGCTGAAGACCGTATCGGCGCCCATCTTCAGGGCGAGGTCCGAGAGGCCCTTCATCTCGCTGGCCGGGGCCTGGGTCGCCGCCTGCACCATGTTCATGCTGGTCTCGAAGTCGGCGGCCGTCTTCATCGCGACGGCGCCGATGCCGACGAGCGGCAGGGTGAGGCCGACGGACATCTTGCCGCCCACGGAACTCATGGTCTTGCCGACCTCGCCCAGCTTCTGGTGGCTCTTGTCGAGCTTCGCGTTGAACTGCGAGTCGTCGAGGGTGAGATATGCGACGAGTTCGCCGACCTTCATCGCCACCTCAGCTCACCACCTTCCCGAGAGCGCGCGCGAGGCGCGAATCGACCCGCTCATCTAGGAGTCCGACGATGCGCACCCGCAGCCAGCGCGCACTGCGGGCCTCCAGAAGGCCGGGCTCGGCGAGGTCGATGTGATAGCGCTCCTGCATGTCGGTCTCGATCAATCGCCAGTGTTCGAGGACGTCTCGCCAGCCGATGCCGTCTTCGGCTTGGGGCTTCTTCGGGAGTTCGATCCACCGCGGGAGCCCCGAGACCGGGTGGACGTCTGCGCTTTGGCGCGGCGTGCCTTCCGGTTCGGGGCTGGCGGTTTTCCCTGGGCATTCCAGAAGCGCTCGGCTGCCTCCCTGCCGTGGATGTGGTAGAGGTAGACGGTCTGCCCGACGACGGCGATCTGCGCCGCAGTGACACCGTCGGCGATCATCTCGTCTTGAGAAGAACCCCACATCTCGGCGTCAATCTCTGCCTGCTCGGCCTCAGAGACGGGCTCCTCGCCCTCATCCAGCCCCTCACCCAGGCGTAGGCGCCGCTGCTGGTCATAGAGCCGCTGCATCCGCAGCACGGTCTTAGCCGAGAGGTCGGCTGGGAAGGCGTAGTCCTTGCCGCCCACGGGCAGCACGAGCGGCTCGACGGAGAGGAACTCCGCGAGGTCACGGAAGGCCACGGCCGGCCCTGTCAGGAGCCGTCGTCGTCGGGATGCGTGATGGAGGTGCGGGCGCCCTGGCCGGTGAGCGTCACGGAGACGGTGTCGAGGTCCTCGTTCGTGCCGCCGTCCGGCTTCCACTCGACGGCTGCGTAACCGCTATACGCCTCAACGCGAGGACCGTCCTCGGGCATCTCGTACCAGCGCACCTCGACACGGTTCGCCTGGCCCAGTTCGTCGGCCACGTCGCGCAGAGCCTCCTGGCCCTCGTCGTAATGCCCGGAGTCATCCGCCTGGACCTTGCGTGAGACCTTCAGTTCCAGCGACCAGGCCAGCTTCGTGACGGTCTGGCTCGACCATCCGTTGCTGTCGAGGTCCGTGTCGTCCTTCTTCACGGAGTCGATTGCCTGCTTGAAATCCGTGATGCCGAAGACGCCCGTCCACACCGGAGAGAGATGCGTGCCGGTGTTGACGTCCAGGTACCACTTGCTGATGAGCGTCGAGGCTCCGAGCGGGACTTTCGTGGTGGCGGGCATGATGCTCCCTTCTCAGGTGCGGTTGGCTGACGGTCGATGGACCGTGACGTAGTAGTTGGCGGAGCGGGACCAGCGCTGGTTTGCGTCCTGACCAAGCGGGGTCCCGGACTTGCGTAGGCACTGCACGACGAACACGTGAGTCGAGAGGGTGAGGCCCTCCTTGTCGTGCAGAAGGTCGAAGATCGCATCGTCGAGGTCGTCGACGCCGCGCGGGTCTGAGCCGCTCCAGCGCGTCCTGACCTGCACGCCGATGACTGAGTCGGAGAGCTTCGGGTCATCGGAGACGTCGTAGGCGCTGAGGGCGATGACGCGGTCCGGCGCCTGCGGCACGACGCCGAGCACGATGCCGGTCTGCAGGGCCGTGTAGGCGCCCGTCGTGTTCCACGTTGCGCCGATGCCTGCGCCCGCAAGGTAGACAGCGAGGCCGGTGAGGAGGTCTGTCTTGAAGCCGCTCACTTCAGCTCCCTGCGCAGGGGGCGCCCGGCGATGCGGGTGACGGCCCCGCTTGCCTTCGCCTCGTTCAGCGGCGTCTCGAGGTACTTGGCGCTCTTGCCTTCGGCGTGCTGCGCAGTGAGGTTCTCGTGCACCCAGACAGCGACGCCGGCCCCGCCGTCCCAGCGGCCGTCCTTGCGCCCCGGCGGCGAGCTGTAGGAGATGACGGCGCGCAGCTTGACCTCGTCCAGCTCCACGGTGCCGCTTTCCTTGAGATAGCCGCTGCCGCGACTGTCTGCGGGAGCTACCGGGACGAGTTCCTGCGAGGCGTCGAAGACGCTCTGTGCTAGGTCGCGCAGGCCGTCGACTGAGCCGCGCCGCGCAGCCCGCTTCACCTCGTCCCCGTGCCATGTCAGCTTGCCCCTCATCCGCATGTCACCCTGGCGAGGACGGGTTCTCCCGGCCTTCCCTGCACGGAGAGAGCGATGACCTTGCCGATGCGGCCATCCGCTGTGACGAGCGACTCCGGCGGAAAGTACGCGGCATCGTTTGGGCGCACGTAGACGGTCATCTCAGAGACCACCTCTTCGCCGTCCTTGTTGCGCACGAGCTGGCGGGTCATGGAGACCTTGCCGAGGACGGTGACGGCTGCGGACAGCACAGGGCCGTAGGCGCCGTCTCCCGAGTAGGTCTGGACTGAGATGCTGTCGCGCAGGAGCCGCTTCGGTATCTCGTTCACGGCAGCAGGTCCTCCTCAGCGAAGTAGAGGACCGGCTCATCACTGCCGACCACGTCGAGGAGCTGGTCGTCAGAGATGGAGTCGGGCAAGAGTCCCGTGAGCTCAATCGAGCCGACGGCCGACTTGCCAGCCGAACGGCGCATGACGCGGACCTCTGACTTGGTGAAGTACAGGCCGGCACTTGCGGTCCCAGAGATGCCGGTGTAGCCCGCGCGCCAGCTGTAGTCACCGATCGTCTCGCTCTGCAGGCCCGTGGGATTGTCATAGGCGCGGCGTACTGCCGAGCAGACCGTCGAGACGATGCCTCGCGGGACCTCACTCCCGGAGCCGTCCTCGTAGGTCCTGCCGATGACGTCGGCCGCCATGGCGCAGGCATCCTCGAGGAGCGCCGCGACGCGCTCTTCGTCAGCGGCCGGCACCGTGTTCTCGTAGCGCACCGTGAAGTCTTCAAAGGTCACGAAGCTCATGCCTCGACCACCTCCCAGGAGGGCAAGCCGCGCAGGCGACGCGCCCGCGGGCTGGTGTGGTGCAGCGTCAGGACGAGGCCAGTCACCCGGTTGTGGAAGGTGATGAGGTCGGTGAG